CACTAGCCACAGCTTTAGGTTCAGTTGCAGGAAATGTTTATTCATTTGTGCCTGAATCAGTCATTCCACCAGCTGTTGTGGTCGTGCCTGATAGCCCATATTTAGAATTAGAAACTATTAACAAAACTACTATTCATAGCAAAATCAATTTTACTATTTCAGTTGCAGTTGCTTATAACAGCAATCCTGCATCGCTCGACAATATCGAGCAATTAATCATGAGTGTTCTGGCAGCAATTCCTGCAGGATATGTTGTCAGCTCGGTCGAAAGACCAACAGTAACAACAGTCGGAGCATCGACTTTGCTTATTGCAGATGTTCGAGTTTCTACCTATTACACACAAACCGCATAAGGAGAAATCATGGCAACCACAGTAATCACCGGTCGCGATATTTCGTTGTCTTTCACAGGTGGAACAGACATCGAAGCACAAGCGACAAACGCTGTATTGACAAAAGTCAATGAGCGACAGACTTACCAAACCTTAGATGGTGAGGCATATAAAACCACCAATTTATCTGGAACATTTGTTTTAGAAATGTTAGCCGATTGGGGCAAAGCAAACTCAGTTTGTGAAGCAATTTGGACAGCTGCTGAATCAACACCAGATACTGCAATTACAATTACATTAACAGCAGCAACAGGTGCACAATTTGTGTTTGGGGTATTCCCAGAATTCCCAACCGCAGGTGGAGCAGGAGCTGATGCACAAACTGTAACTTTCAATTTCAAAGTTGATAAGGGTGCAGTAACAGAAACCTTCTCATAAGAGAAAGATCGGGAGCAAAATGAAATTACCAATTACAATTGAATACAACTCAGGCGAGCAAGCAACTTATATTGCCCAACCGCCTGAGTGGGCTAAATGGGAAAAGATGTCAGGACACACAATTAGCCAAGTGCAGGAAAAGATAGGAATATCTGATCTAATGTTTTTGGCTTATCATGCACACAAAAGAGAATCTGGTGGCAAGCCAGTAAAACCTTTTGAAACATGGTGCGAAACAGTTACAGATGTGATTGTTGGTGATGCAAACCCAAAAGCCACCCAGCAGGAAGCCTAAACAGATTATTGGTGCAGTTGGCAATTGCCACACAAATTCCAATGAGCGAATGGGTTGATGCAAGCGACATAATGACAGCTTTAGAGATATTGGAGCAGAGGAATGGCAAATGAAACGATTGCTTATAATCGTTCAGATCTGCGCGATATTCTTAAGGCTTTCAAAGCGATGGATGACCAAGCAACAGAGGAAGCAAGAAAACAATCTGCTGCTTTGGCGACTTACGCATCAGAGGAAATTAAACAAACAGCTGCAACACGAACAAAATCAGGCAAGGCGGTTCAAAGAGTTGCAGATGGAGTTCGCATCTCTAAATCGTCAAAGATCGGTGAGTTTAGATACGGATTTGCCACACAAAAGTTTTCAGGTGGTGCTACTACGCAAATCCTCTGGGGCGGTCTTGAGTTTGGTTCAAATAAATTCAAACAGTTCCCTAGTTATTCAGGAAGGCAAGGTCGTGGATCTCGCGGATGGTTCATTTATCCAACCCTTCGCAGAATTCAGCCTGAATTAATTAATAAATGGAATGAATCATTTGATCGCATACTTAAGGAGTGGGGATAATGGCAACTGGTAATCGCACGCTAAAACTTTCCATTCTTGCAGATGTTGATGAGTTAAAAAAGAGTCTTAAACAAGGCGAAGTTGAAGTTCAAGGATTTGGCGATAAAGTAAGCGATTTTGGCAAAAAGGCTGCTGCTGCTTTTGCAATAGCTGCTGCCGCTGCTGCTGCCTATGCTACCAAATTAGCCGTTGATGGGGTCAAAGCTGCGATAGAGGATGAAGCTGCTCAGTTAAGGTTAGCCAGCGCATTAAAGTCCGCCACAGGGGCAACAGATGCCCAAATTCAAGCTACTGAGGATTACATAAGCAAAACATCTTTGGCAATAGGTATTGCTGACGATGAATTAAGACCAGCATTTCAAAGATTGGCAACCGCAACTGGCGATGTTACTAAATCTCAACAATTACTCAATTTGGCATTGGATATTTCTAAGGGAACTGGTAAAGATTTAGGATCAGTTACCGAAGCTCTATCAAAGAGCTTTAATGGTCAAGATACACAACTAGTTCGATTGGGCATTGGCTTAAATGCAACCCAAGCCAAAACTATGAGCTTCAAAGATCAAGTTGAATTATTGTCAAATCTTTATGGTGGTGCAGCTGAAAGAAATGCAGAAACTTTTCAAGGCAGAATTGATCGCTTAAAAGTATTATTTGATGAAACTAAAGAATCAGTTGGTCAAGCATTGTTGCCAGTCATTGAAAGACTGATTGGTTACATTTTCCAATACGGAACACCAATTGTTGATAAGTTTAAGTCAGCATGGAACACAATCCAAAATGCTATTGAAAGAAATAGACAAAACTTTGATGAATTTGCGCAGTTATTGCGTGAGGTCGTTTTCCCAATAGTTTCTAAGATATTTGGATTTCTTATTGATGTGGGTGCTAAAGCAGCAGCTGCAATAGTCAGCGCATTTGGCACAATTGTTGGCGCAATAACACCTGTACTTAATTTTGTTATTGATGCAATTAATAAAGTTATTGATGGAATTAATTTGGTTAAACCCGGAGCAGACATTGGGAAAATAGGCAGAATTGGTGCAGCCCAAACATCATCAATTAATGCTGCAACTAAAGCAGCTATTGATGCAGCTGTCGCTTCAACTGGTGGCTTAGGTGCTGGCTTGGCTGGCATCGGTGGAGCTGCTGGTGGTGCTGGCGGTGGTCGTGGTGGCTTAACAAATGCTCAAGCAACTGCAATTGAAAATCAATTAACGCTTGCTTATGCTCAAGGATTTGATGTTGCAAGAATGGCAACTGGAACTCAGTTAAATCCTATGGGAACTCCATTTGGTCAAGTATCGCCAGTAACTGTGAACATTGGAATTGCAGGTGATCCTGAAGGAACTGTTAGGACATTAATTGATGCCGTCAATCAATCTCAGGGTAGAGGTGGAGCTTATATTGGCACACCATTTGGACAGGCTTAATGAGTGCATTCAATTGTGATTGGAAATTATCGGTAGAAGGTGTTGAATACACCGATGTTACTATTGCAAATCTGACTCACAATGCTGGTCGGACTAACATTTATTCACAGCCGTCAGCATCCTACATCAGCTGCACAATCCTTGCTCTAAATGGCGAATCTTATGATTTTGACATTAACGATGGTTTGACATTACAAATTAAAGACACAAGCGGAACTTATGTCAGCTTATTTGGTGGCAACATTACCGATCTAACTGTTGAGGTTCAGGATACTGGTGCAAAAGCCACAGTTATTGCATACAAAATTATTGCTCTTGGTGCTTTGGCTAAATTGCAAAAAACTGTAACCGATGGCGTATTAAGTCAAGATTATGATGGCAATCAGATATTAGATTTGCTTGATGATTTATTGCTAGGCAGTTGGAATGAAGTGCCAGCAGCTGAAACTTGGTCTGGTTATGATGCAACTGAAACATGGGCGAATGCTCAAGATGTTGGACTTGGTGAGATAGATACGCCAGGACTTTATGAGATGGAAAATAGATCAGCATCAGCCGATACCATTTACAACATAGCTGCACAAATTGCCAATTCAGCATTTGGATATTTATATGAAGACAATCAAGGAAATGTTGGTTATGCAGATGCCGATCACAGGCAGAATTATCTGCTTACCAATGGTTATGTTGAGTTAAGTGCCAATCATGCGTTAGGTCGAGGATTACGGACTACGACAAGGGCTGGCGACATTCGCAACGATATTTACATCAATTATGGCAACAATTTTGGTTCACAAAAGACAGCTAGTGATGCAACATCAATTGCAACCTATGGGTATAAATCAGAAACAATCAACACAGTTTTGCATGATGCCACAGATGCCCAAGCGGTTGCTGATCGATATATTGACCAACGCGCTTATCCGCAGCCAGTATTTGACACAATTACATTCCCAATCAATAATCCAGAAATCGATGATGCTGATCGTGATGCGTTGCTTGGCACATTTATTGGAATGCCAGTCAATCTTAAAAATTTACCTTCGCAAATATCGAATGGCGAATTTGAAGGGTATGTCGAGGGCTGGTCATGGTCGGTCAGTTTCAATCAATTGTTCATAACTTTAACGCTATCGCCAACATCTTACAGCCAAGTTGCGATGCGTTGGAATACCACGCCAATAACTGAGGCTTGGAACACTTTAAGCACAACTCTCACATGGGAATACGCTACAATTGTAGCCTGATAGAAAAAGGATAAAATGCCAACAACTACTAATTATGGCTGGACAACACCAGCCGACACCGATCTAGTCAAAGATGGCGCAGCTGCAATTCGCACGCTTGGATCAAATGCTGACACAACTGTTAAAAATTTAAATCCTGAAACTACTCTTGGTGATATTGCTTATCGTTCATCAACAGCAAATGTCAAAACTAGACTTGCTCTTGGAACAGCTGGACAAGTTTTAACTGTAAATTCTGGAGCAACTGCTCCTGAGTGGACTACGCCTTCTAGTGGTGGGATAACTTTGATTTCAGAAACAACTGCTAGTGCATTGTCAAGTTTATCTTTATCATCAATTCCAGCAACTTATACAGATCTTTTACTTGAATTTACAGGTATTGAACATTCATCAACTACTGCTGCATTTAGAATCAGATTAAATAATGATTCTAACACAAATTACAATGGATTAAATTATTATACTAATTCGACTGCAACACTTGTAATGGAAAATTTTAGTGGAACTAGTATTAGTTATATTGTTGCTTTTGGTGAAGGCGTAAATAGAGGAAATGCTTTTGATGATTTGCGCGGCTATTTAAAAATAAGTAATTATGCAAGCACAACCAAATTAAAAATGTATCAATATGCGGCACAATGGTTTAGCAATAATGGTGAGGGATACAGATCAATTCTTCCAAGTCAAATGAGATATGAAAGCACATCAGCAATAACTTCAATTGATATTGTTAGAGTATCTGCATCAGGCACTTTTTCAAACAAAACAAACACCTCTATCAGATTGTATGGGTTAAAATAATGAGCAAATCTATACCACAAGTTAAAATTGTTAATTGCGAAACTGGCGATGAAATTGTAAGAGATGCAACTGCTGAAGAAATTGCACAAATGGAAAAAGATGTTGCTAATGAATTGGCAAGAAAAGCCGAAGCCGAAGCAAAAGCTGCCGAAAAGCAAGCATTACTTGACAAACTCGGCATTACTGCTGACGAAGCAAAATTGTTACTTGGCTAATGAAGCCTTATCTGTCTAAAGCTGCTCAAACCTTGCGCGATCAGATAAATGAAACATGGTTGGATCGCGATAAGCGAAGTGATGGATGGATTGCTTCTGCTAAACACGCATTACGATCAACCAAGTCAGATCACAACCCAAGACCTGACGGAGAAGTATGCGCGTTGGACATTGACGCTGGCTTATCTAACGAACAAGGGATTAGTCATGCTTTGGCAGATCAGTTACGACT